ATTGTCAAACAGAAGTGCCTGCTATTGGTAATATAGATATGATGCCATTTAGAGGCAAAGCAGATGTATTAGGTAAGCAAGGTATTGTAGATTTAAAAACGACAACCGATATACGAGCATTTCCATATTCAGCTAAAAAGTATGGTTATGATATTCAAGTATATATCTACTGCCAATTATTTAACGTGCCTTATACAGAGTTTCAGTTTATAGCTTTAGACAAAGGAACGCTTGACATAGCGATATACGATGTATCAGAGGACTTTTACTTGGAAGGAGAACGTAAGACCTTAGAAGCGATAGACAGATACAAGATGTTCTTTATAGAAGATGCAGACCTAGATAGCTACACGTTAAGAGGTACGCTATGATAACCAACGAGGACAATATGGAGCTAATGGCAAGGTATGAGGATAACTATTTCGACCTTGCTATTGTAGACCCACCTTATGGGATTGATGTAAATGTAAATATGGGTAGGCGTAAAGGGGATAAAAAAAGCGACTATCATAAATTTGCAGGTAACGATAAGTCAATACCAAGTAAAAGTTATTTTGAGCAATTATTTAGAGTTAGCAAAGAACAGATTATATGGGGGGGTAATTATATGGTAGATTATTTATATCCAAGTCCTTGTTGGTTATTGTGGGATAAAGGCTTTAGCGAAGATGTAACATTTGCACAATACGAGTTAGCTTGGAGCAGCTTTAAAACAAGTGCTAAAAAATATGATTACAATGCAGCTAAAAATAGAAATAGAATACACCCAACGCAGAAGCCTGTACAACTATACGAATGGTTATTAATGAACTATGCTAAAGAGGGGGATAAGATTTTAGATACTCATTTAGGTTCAGGCAGTATTGCAATAGCTTGCCATAATTTAGGATTTGAACTTACAGCTTGTGAGTTAGATACAGATTACTACAATGCAGCTATAAAGCGAATAAACGAACACAAACAACAAGTAAGACTATTTTAATGCAAGACTTTATAAACGATATAGAAATGATACAGTTAGCAATTAAGTTAGGAGATTATTACGATGCCTTACAAATGCTACAAGAGGTTAAAGAAGAATTAATTTTATATGACGCATTGAATTAGAAAAATTTTATATATTAGCAAAACAAACATTAAATACATTTATTATGAACAATAGAGAAATAAAAAGAGGAGAGTTCAATCAGTACTATCCAATAAGTGAGTTAAAACTTGCTTCAGTAAATAGGGATATATTCCAACAACACGCAGAGAACTTTAAAAACAAACTAAATGACTTTGGGTGGATGCTGCCAATAGTGATTACCAATAAGGGTAATGTAATAGAAGGGCATCACAGAATAGAAAGCGCAAGGCTATTGAAACAAAAGACAATACCTGCGTACATAGTAGATTGGGTTGATGCTACTAACGACAGAGAACACCTAAAATACATTATTAACATTAACAACGGTAACAAGGCTTGGAACACCTTAGACTATCTTAAAACATTTGCTAAACACAAAGAGGATTACAAAATAGCTTTTAATGCATTTGAAAAGAATAGCAATAACATAACGGTAGGAAACCTAGCACACATATACTTTGGTTACGCTGTTCCTAAAGTCTTTAAAAATGGAGATTGCATTATAAAGGATTTAGACTTTGCTGAGTATTTATTAAGTAAAATAACTTCACTTGTGAAGCGACACGGTAAAAAGAAAATAGCAGCGTATTGTGTTAGAGAGTTTACTAAATTAGCGTATAGAAAAACAAATATGGATAAAATAGCTATGGAGTACCTATTTGATATATACGAAGATATGGCTTCAAACAATCACTTATCGCTAACATCAATTTCAGACTTTAGAACACATATGGAAAAACAATATAATACATTTAAAAAGTTATCCCGTGTCAATGCGTAAGACTACACTAATAAAAAGTTATGCCTACTTTAAAGGACAATTAGAGTGGGCATATAAAAACACAAACGAGAAACTAATAAACTATTATACAGATGAAATACAAAAACTTCTTACTAAATACTACACAAAGAAACAGGGAGAACATACAACTCCTAAAAACTTTGATTAAGAAACAAACAGGAAAAGACATTACAATAAACACTAGACACAGAGAGTTAGTATTTGCAAGAAAGATATACTACAAGGTACTTACACTTACTACTAAAATGAGTTACAAGTCTATGGGAGATACACTAGGACAGACACACGCAACTGTGTTACACTCCCTAAACAACTTTGATTGGGATTACAACCATATACCTGCATTTAAAGAGGCATACGACAAAGTATATAACCTATATACCAAAAAGGGTACTGTTGCTACTGTTGAAACATTGACATACGAAAACAGAGTACTAGAAGAAAAGATAGCTGAACTAAAAGGTCAGATAGAAGAACTAGGAAACGAATTAAAAGAAACTCGCAGTAACAATATAAGACCAAGAAACCAACAAGCAACTATATACAATGCTTCTGAAACAGTAATAATTTAGATATGAAATAACAAATGGCAGATATAACAATGTGTAACGGAGAAGGTTGTGAGGCTAAAAATACTTGTTACAGGTTTACAGCCATACCAAGTATGCGACAATCGTATTTTATAGAAAGCCCTATCAAAAATAATGGATGCGAATACTATATAAACCAAAATAAAATAAAGCAATAAGTACGTTATACTAATATGTATAATACTGAAGAAATAAGACAAGAAGCACTAAAGGCAATAGAAGAAAACGAACTGTTGTTTATAGGGGATATACCTGCTTATGTGGGTTTCTCCAAGCGTACTATCTATGACCATAAGTTGCACGAATGTAACGACATAAAAAGCGCATTAAATAAAAATAGGGCTGATATGAAAGTTAAGATGCGTAAGAAGTGGTATGAAAGCGACAATGCTACATTACAAATAGGGCTAATGAAACTGATTAGTGATGATGAAGAAGCACATAGATTGAATGGTACTAAGCGAGAAATAAAGCACGACACAAAACAAAAGAGTTTTAAGGTAGAAGTGATTGACCACAATACAAGTAAATAAAGTATACAACCATCTAACTAACTCTAATAGGAAGATAACCTTAGAGATAGGTGGAACAAGAAGTGGTAAGACATACAATGTACTGCTATGGATAATTCTACACTATTGCCAACACAACGAGAACAAAACAATAACTATATGTCGTAAGACATTCCCTGCTGTACGTGCTACTGTAATGCGAGATTTCTTAGAGATACTTAAACGTATGGACTTATACGATGAGCAGCACCACAACAAGTCAAACCACGAGTATAGACTAGACAGCAACCTTATAGAGTTTATATCATTAGACCAACCACAAAAAGTAAGAGGGCGTAAAAGAGATTTGCTATTTGCCAATGAGATGAACGAGCTAACATTTGAAGATTGGCAGCAGTTAGTATTTCGTACAACCGATAAGATAGTAGGAGATTTAAACCCTTCTGATGAATATCATTGGATATGGGAGAAGCTAGAGCAAAGAGATGATGTAGAAATATACAACACTACTTATTTAGACAATCCATTTTTAGACGAAAGCATAAGAAGCGAGATAGAACTACTAAAAGAAACAGATGAAACATATTGGCGTATATATGGGCTTGGGCAAAGAGCAATTAGCAAAGCAACTATATTTAAATACACAGAGATTGATAGCATACCTGACGATGCACAGCTTGTAGCTTATGGGATGGACTTTGGATTTAACGACCCTACTACATTTATTGCAACATACAAGAAAGAACACAACCTCTACTTTAAAGAACTTCTATATAGGTCAAAGATGACCACAGAGGACATACACCAATACTTAAAAGGTGTAGAGGTATTGGGTATGACTTATGCTGATAGCGCAAGACCTGAAATAATAGAACAGCTTAGAAGATACGGACACAAAGTAATGAAGTCTTACAAGGGTGCTAATTCTGTACTAGCAGGGATAGACCTACTAAAAAGATATAAGTTGCACGTAACAAAGGATAGCGAGAATATGATAAAAGAGTTTAGAAGCTATAAGTGGAAAGAAGATAGAGCAGGTAGAATAACTAACGTACCAGAGGATATGTTCAACCACACATTAGATGCTGCACGTTATAGTTGTTACTCTATATTAAGTAAGCCTAACTTTGGTAAGTACTACATTCATTAAGAAGCGATTAGCTTATTTTATTTAAAAAACTTTATAAACATTTGGTTAATTAAAATATAGTTTATATATTAGCATCATAATTAATAACAAACATTATGAGAACACACAACGAATTTTTTAGAGCAGGTAAAATAGTAGATGCATACTTATTATTTAAAAAAGAAACAAAATTAAATTGGTCTTTTATCAAGTATGTAAAAGTTATGCTTTAATTCACAATTAAAAACAAACATTATGACACTTCAAGTAAACACAATAGTAAAATCAAAAATACATAACGACCTTACGACTTGGGTTGTTGATGAAATTACAACAGGAGTTAGTGGTAAAAAGCGTTACTTCTGTTATGCAAAACACGATACTAAACACAGTAGAGGTTTTGATAAGATTAGTAGAGAATTCAATGAAAGCGAAATAGAATTATTTTAATAAATATCAATAGGGGGGTGTAGTGTCGACAATACCGTATTGTAGGCAAGAAGCTGAATTGTGAGCCTCAATAATAACACAAGCCTCCCTTTTAAAAACAAACATTATGAAACGTAAGATAGAAAACTTTATATATGACTGCATCATTTACTTGTGTGCATTTGCAATAATAGGAACTTTTGTATATTTGTGTGCATTAGCTGATAAATGGATGGGGTTATGATAGTACAAATAGGAAACAAACACTTTAGAGATACAGGAGAAACAAGGTACGAGGTTTATTGGAATGAAACCTTTGAGGAGTGGACGCCTGTACTGTGGAACGAAGAACAAGAGATGGAACAAAGGCTATCTAATGCAGTTGGCGAGATAGGTAAACTAATAGGCAAATGAAAAAGACTAAGAAACAAATAAACGAAAAAGTAAGATTTATACCTTTAGCTGAATGGCAAGAAACCTATCAGTATCACAGAACAAACAAGCATAGCAGGCAAGTAGATGAAAACGGTAAGAGATGAAACTACATAAGCTACACACAGGAGTTATAATAACTCACATACACACCGACATAGGCATAAGCGTAAAGGCTAGGCATCCTAAAGACAAGGACTATA